AAACCTAATTGGAGGACTATTAGGCAAATTATACTAAATTCAAATGTTAAAGATTTTGAAGAATTATATAGGTTTCTTTATGATGAAGTTGGAAGTTATGCTTCGGGGAATGAAGGGTTAGCTACAGTATATTTAAATGAATACTCATATCATTCACAATTTAGAATTGACAAAGAAATAAACATAATGGCTTTAATAGCTAAATTAATAGAAATAAAATAAAAACAAATAAAGATGAATCAAAACCAAACTCAAGCACAACCTAATGTAGATTTAAAAAATACTACATCAATCGAAACCGTAGGTGGGAATAAAATATTCCAACAAGGTGTAATTTTAAGAAAAGTTTCTAAATTTGTAGTAGGTGCAAATGAAGATGCTATAATGCCAATTCCTGTATTTTTTGACCCAGAAAGTGGTAAAATTTTAAAAGATACTATTCCTTCAGATTTAAGAGAAGAGTATGAAGATCTAACTGCAGATGTAAAAGATACTGAATGAGAAACATCTTTGATTGGTTAAACGAAATTACAATAACAAAACGACCAGTTAATGATATTCCTGAAGAATCCTGGGAAAAGTGGAATTCCTATATGATGCACCGTTATTTGTCTATGTATGTGGGTTATGTTGAAATAGTAAATTATGTTCAAAAAATTAACCCACAAAGTAAAAAGCAAATATATAACATTTATAGACAATTAATTCCAAAAAAGAAAATTTATTTAAAGTATATTAAAAATCTTAATAAAAAATCAAACCAAGAACTTATTGAATATATATCTAGTTATTTTAAATGTGGTTTAGCAGAAGCTGATAATTATATTAACATTCTCCCATTAGAAGAAATAAAAAATATATTATTTGAAATGGGGGTTGATGAAAAAGATCATAAAAAATTAATAAAATGAAAAAAAGTAAAGTTATATCAGCTTTAAAATTACAAGCATTGGCCGATAAAGAAAAAGCATTAATGGCTTTAGATTTATTAGAAACTAAAGCAGTTGGGATAGGTGATCATACAGCAAATGATTTCTTAGCTGATGCTACAGAATCATTAAATTTATTAGCAGAAGCCGATGATAGATTATATGCTATAGAAAAATATTTTACAACAAAAGAAATTATATAAAATGGAAAAACCAATATCCCCTTGTGTAGGACATGATTTTGAAGTACTGCATATTTTTGAAGAAGAATATCCTGAACTATCAAAAGAATTTAAAAAAATCCAAGATGAAATGTATGAAACCTTTGCTCGTAAACATATGGATTATGGTTTACAAAATATTTCATTAGGTGGGGATTTAACTAAAGAAAATGATAAAACATTTTCATTAACTGGGTTGGCAATTAGATTAACTGATAAAGTATCCAGATTAAGAAACTTATTAGTAAATGGAAAAAGTTTTGTAAAAGGTGAAGGAATGGAAGACACATTCCTAGATGTAGCTAATTATGGTATAATTGGTTTATTAGTTGGGCGTGATAAGTGGAAAAAATAAATGAAAAAGATTCCTAAAATAGTAAAAGAAATTCAAAATTATGTTCCTAAGGCAATTAATTATGCTGTAGAAAAGAATATTTCTTTTTCTCAACTCTCAATGTACGATGGTTGTGCTCATAGATGGGCACTACAATATAGAGATGGTCATAAAATTTATACTCCTAGCATGCATGCTGTGTTTGGAAAGGCATTACATGAAGCTCTTCAACATTATTTAGATATAATGTATAAAGAAAGTGGTGCGGCCGCTGATAGAATAGATATTTTAGATTTTTTTAAAACAAGTTTAAAAGAAAATTACTTATCGGATTATGAGAAAAATAAAAGCATTCATTTTTTTAAAGATGGAGAGTTACAAGAATTCTACCAGGATGGCGAGAACATAATTAATTATTTTAAAAAACATAAGGGAAAAACTTTTAGTAAAAGAGGAACGTATTTAGTAGGTTGTGAGATTCCTATTATAATAAACCCAAATAAAATGTTTAATAAAGTTAAATTTCAAGGGTATCTTGATATTGTAATGTATAATGAAACGTTAAATAGATTTACAATATATGATATTAAAACATCAACAAATGGGTGGGGTAAATGGGCTTTATCAAACAAAAATGCAATAAAGCACTACCAGTTAGTATTATATAAAAAGTTTTTTGCAGAACAGTTTGGAATCCCTGAAAAAAATATTGATATTGAGTTTTTTATAGTTAGAAGAAAAGTTTATGAAGATGGAGATTATCCACAAAAAAGAATACAAAAATTTATCCCTTCTCATGGAAAAACAACAATTAATAAAGCTACAAATGTATTAAATGATTTTATAAAAGATGTATTTATTGGGAATGAATACAACCAGAAAGCTTACAAACCTAGTTTGGCTAACCCCAATAATTGTAGGTTTTGTCCGTATCACGGTAGTGATTTATGTCCTGGTACAAAGAATAGATCTTTATAATACGTATGTATAAATATAAAAATATAAGAAAATGGCTAATAAAAATATGACACTAACAAGTGTAAAAGTAAAAAGTGATTTGTTTGAAGAGTTTAAAATTCAATGTGTAAGAAGGAAATTTTCATTTCAAAAACTTTCAGATCGTGCAATCTATTTATATCTTACAGATGAAGATTTTAGAAAACAAATAAGCAACCATACAAATTTAGAATTAATAGAAAAATAAATAATATATGTCAAAAGAAGGTTACATTGAAAAAAATAAAAGGAAAAAAATCCTTTTGTTATGTGATGATATTAGAGTCCACTCAGGGATAGCCCATATTGGGAAGGAAATAGTTTTAAAATCTGCTCATCATTATAACTGGGTTCAAATGGCAGGAGCAGTTAAACACCCAGACAAAGGTAAAACTATTGATTTATCCTCTACAATGGAAAAAGAACATGGTTTAAAAGATGCTTCAGTTATCTTATATCCCCAAGATGGGTATGGAGATAGTAGGATTGTAAGGGATATGATAAAAAAAGAAAAACCTGATGCTTTAATGTTAATTACTGACCCTAGATATTTCCAGTTTGTATTTCAAATTGAGAGTGAAATTAGAAAGGAAATTCCTATTATATATCTTAACATTTGGGATGATTATCCTGCCCCTCAATATAATGAAGAATACTACGAGTCATGTGATGCTCTATATGGCATATCAAAACAAACAGTAAACATTAATAAAATAGTTTTAGGAGATAATGTAAAAGATAAGGTTATAGAATATCTCCCACATGGAATTAATGAAGAAATATTCAAACCCAGAGCTAAAGAAGATAAGTTAGTTTCTGAAATGGAAAAGAATATATTTAATGGTAAAGAATTTGATTTTAAAATACTTTTTAATTCTAGAAATATTAGAAGAAAACAAATATCGGATACTATATGGGCATTTAAAATGTTTTTAGATTCATTACCTAAAGAAAAAGCTGATAAATGTTGCCTTATGATGAAAACCCAACCAATAGATAATAATGGGACTGATTTAATAGCAGTATGTGAATATCTATTTGGTGATAGTTGGGTAAACCATATTTTCTTTATTAATGCACATTTAAATACTGAACAGATGGGCTCTTTATATAATATAGCAGATGCTACTATTTTATTAACATCTAATGAAGGGTGGGGGTTAGCATTAACCGAAAGTTTATTATCAGGAACTCCAATTATAGCTAATGTTACAGGGGGAATGCAAGATCAAATGAGGTTTATTGATGAAAACGGAAAATGGTTTACACCTTCACCTCAAATACCATCGAATAACACGCGTAAATATGAAACCCATGGTGAGTGGGCGTTTCCTGTTTTTCCCGCGTGTAGATCGCTTCAAGGTTCGCCTATAACGCCATATATTTGGGATGACCGATGCAAACCTGAGGATGCTACTGAAAGGATGAAAGAATTATATGAAATGTCATCTGAAGAAAGAGAATCAAGAGGAATGAAAGGTAGAGAATGGGCATTATCAGAAGAAGCTGGATTTACATCGGATTATCAAGGTAAAAGATTTATAGAATATACAGATAAATTATTTAACACTTGGGAACCTAGAGAAAGATATGAATTCTTAAATAGTAATGAATATAAAGTAAGAACATTAAACCATAATTTAGTTTACTAATGAAAAATACATTTTACATAAGCTGCCCAATTGATACTTACAGTGGGTATGGAGCTAGAGCAAGAGATTTTGTTAAAGCCATAATAGAATTAGATAAATATGAAGTTAAAATATTACCTCAAATGTGGGGTAATTGTCCTTGGGGTTTTATTGAAGATAATCCTGAATGGGAATTTTTAGATAAATTTATAATTAAAGATAATACTATTCCACAAAAACCAGATATTTGGTGTCAACATACCATCCCAAGTGAATTTCAACCTGTGGGCCAATATAATATAGGTTTAACTGCGGGTATTGAAACTACAATTCCAAACCCTAAATGGATAGAAGGATTAAATAGAATGGATTTAAATTTAGTTTCATCTGAACATTCTAAAAATGTATTTAAAGAAGCTAAATTTACAGGTAAAAATCCTCAAACTGGTCAAGAACATCCTTTAGAGTTAATAAAACCAATTGAAGTATTAATTGAGGGTGCAGATTTAGAATTATATAAACCTCATAATGTATTTGAAAGTGAAGATATTTATGATGATATAAAATCTATACCTGAAAGTTTTGCTTACTTATTTGTAGGACATTGGATGCAAGGTGATATAGGACACGATAGAAAGAATGTTGGTTTAATGATTAAGGCATTTTTAGAAAATTTTAAAAATAAGAAAAAATCCCCAGCACTTATTATGAAATGTAGTAGTTCAGTTTCATCTTATATGGATAGGAGAGAAATTCTTAGGAAGATACATGAAATAAAAAAATCTGTCCCAAGTAATAAATTACCTAATATTTATTTACTTCATGGAGAATTTACAAATGAAGAAATGAGTGAATTGTACAATCATCCTAAGGTAAAGGCTATGATTAATCTTACTAAAGGAGAAGGATTTGGTAGGCCTTTATTAGAATTTAGCTTAACAAATAAACCTATTATTAGTACTAATTGGTCGGGTCATGTTGATTTTTTAAATCCTGAATTTGTACCTTTATGTGGAGGGCAATTAGAAGATGTCCATCCAACAGCTAAAAATGAATGGATTATAGAAGGGTCTAAATGGTTTAAGGTTGATTTAGGTAATGTGGGTTTCTTTTTAAATGATGTTTTTAATAATTATAAAAATTATAAAAACAAAGCTAATAGACAAGGATTTTTTAGTAGAAGTAATTTTTCATTTGAAAAAATGGTTGAACAATTAAAAGATACTTTAAATAGAAATGTTCCTAAATTAACAAGCCAAGTTGAATTAAAACTACCAAAATTAAATCTCCCTAAGAAAAAACTACCAGAATTAAAATTACCAAATCTTAAAAAAGTTAAAGCATGAGCGTAGATAAATTAATAGTATGTAAACGTTGTGGATCAGATGCATGTTATGTAACTGAAGTAAATGATAAGATAAAAAATCATTTCTGTTATGGGTGTGGTTTTCAATCTAATTCGTTAATGAAAAAAGATGAAGAGTTTTATAATAAGCAAATTGAATTACTTCCTAATTTATATAAGGAATTAATGGGTGAAGATGAAGATGGGATGATTTGGATGCCTTCTACAATTAACATTCCAGAAAAAGGAATGGTATTTGCTAATG